TCCCTCGAAGCCTTGAATTAACTTATAACCGTTTTCGTCTAATTTCATTTAGCTGATTTTTTATGATTATCAAAATCTGTTTTTAATTTTGAATAAAGTCCTTTTAAACTTTCGTAATCTTTTGCTAGTTCGTTATATTTGTCCGTTAATTGTCTATGTAACTTTTCCCAGTTTTGTGATTTCTCAACCTCTTTAGCGTAACTCATTTGAATATTATTAAAGTCTGTTTGTAAAGTAAGATTGTGTTTTTTAATATCAGTAACTTCCTGCATAACATCATCCATTCTATTTTTATAAACTGTTAGAAAGTCATCATACATTACCTTCATAGTACTAACTGCGTCTTGCCTTTGTTTTGCTCTACCACCAAAAAACCACATAATCGGAGCAGTTAATGTAGCTATAATAGTTTGCCAGTATTCTTGAAAAAAACTATACATAAAAATAAAAAAAAGTTGTTAATATACCTAAAATTAAAAAAAATAAACCTACTAAAAAATCTTTATTGCTCTCAAACATTTCTAATTCTCCAATTATGCGCCCTTTCTTTTGCCACGCTTCAAACAACCAAAGGCAAATGCCTCCTAAAAATGTAGGTACAAATATCTTAAACGCTATTTCTGTTGATACATAAGTGTCGCTTATTGTGTCTTTTAGTAGCCAAAACATAAAGCACCCTGCAATTAAAGCGATTGGTGCGTGTAAACGCCAACGATTAACTAATATTCTATTCCAACTTTTAACATCGCTTAGGATTGATTTAATTAAGTCTTTCATATTAGGTGTTTAAAATTGTTTCTAGTAAATCTGTTTTCTCTGTTTCGCTTAATGTTTCAACTTGCTTTGTAAGTAAATCAATAACGATATCTTTAACATTTGCGCTCTCATTAACTGCTATTTCATAGTCAGTATCGATTAACTCGCCATCGTTGTTTAAATACGCTAAATATGCGTTGTATTGCGTTGTTCCCTCTTGCATTATTACAAGGTTGTTATCAGCATCAAAGATTTGGTATTTTGAATTTTTATAGTACATAATTATTGATTTTTTACGTTACCTATTGCGCCACCATCTAAATAACTTGCAACAGCAGCAGTAGCGTTATTTGAAATCCAAGTTAATAATTGAATAGTTCCAGTACTATATACAGGAATATTTGTAGTTAATGTGTTTGTAGTTGATATACTTGCTCCAGTTGATACTGTTACCCTTTCAACTGTTACAATATAACTTGTAGTTGTTTGCTCGATTGTAATGTAGTAATTGTATTGCGAATCGGTACAAGGGTAAGAACTTCCTAAATCTATTGTTGTGGCTGTTCCACTTGCATCGTTATGAACAACGTGCATATTAGTTGAACTAGATAATTGACAAACTCCAACAATATCAGTTAGTGTTGATGGCTCTACGTTGGTAGGTGCGCTAAATTGATTTCCTTTACTTATTCCGCAAAAGAATCTTTGCCCTGACACATTAGAATTAAATTGAATTTTACGAGTAAATACAACCTCTAAACCTGTTAATATTAAAGCATCGTTTCTTCTTGAAAACGCAAGTATTCCAGGAACTATTGTTGTATTAAAAGCTAATAAACCTCTTGTTATTGCTCCGTTATTAAGATATGTAAAAGATGCTCCTGATACTCTTTCTGAACTAGCAAAAACATAACCAGTTACACCCGCTGAAATACTATTAGGAACAAACCAAAAATAATTATCTCGCATTATTGCTTTTTGAATCGAATCAAAAATTAATGTAGATGTATTTTGTTTATTGTTAAATGTTGTCCAATCTGTTGAACTCAATGCTCCTCTGTTAGCAGCAGACGCTGTTGGTAAATTAAATGTGTGAGTTGCTGTGGTAGAGTTAATAGCAAAATCAGTTCCTGTTGTTCCTACTGCTAAATTCTGAACTTGCGCCGTAAGTCCATTTAATGCAGTTAAACCAGTTGAAAAGGTTGTTATTACTTGACAAAGATGACTGTTTTCTGTATGTAATGTAATAGTTCTTCCACTATGTGTAACGTAAATCCTTACTGCTAGTCTATCAGTTGCTAATAAAGCAGTTTGTGGTACTGCTAAAGCACTAACATACAAATCTATACTTGTGCCTCCTGTTATATTTTCAGGCGTTGCAGAGCTACTTGCAATTAAAGATAGAGTTGCTCCATCCCATTTGTATAACTCAACATAAAATGATGGACTTCCACCACCACTTGAAGCGCTAAAATAGGTTTCAAAATTCCAATTTCCAGCAGGTATCTCTAATTGATTTGGTACTCCTGCATCTGTAATAAACGATTGAATATAACCATTTGCATTTATTGTAAAATCTGTACCTGCACCTAGAATTGGTGTTCTATCCATTTCTTTAAATGCAACTCCTCCAAATGTGCCTTGTGAAACTGAACCATTAAGATAAAATGATAATGAAGAACCGCCACCGCTTGAAGTTGGAAAATTAGCTAAACTACCATCGCCACGAACGTATTGAGATACTGCTCCCGAACCAGTTACAGCTATATCTCCACTTGATGTAATTGGACTATTTATTACCGTAAAAGCACTTGGCATTGTTAATCCGACTGAAGTAACTGTACCACCGCCGCCCGTTGATTTGTTTGTAACGGTTAACATCCAAAAATTAGGACTTGCAATTTTCTTTAATTCGCAATAATCTGAAACGTCAATATTTATACTATTACCTAAACCTCCATTGTAGTTAATGTCGTCAGTACTTGTAAATAAACAACCTACAAAAGTTCTAAATCTAAATACTGTATTTGTAGGAAAGCCGCTATCAATTAATTTTACTTCCAATACGGAAGCGTCTAAAACATTAAATTTATACGCATCAGTTAACTGAAAAGTATAGGAAGTAGCTGGAGAAATAGCAGTAATTTGATTGTAAATTAATTCGCCCTCCGTTACTACTTGCGTGAGGTTTGGCACTTCTACAATAGGATTTAAAGGGTCTGTATTATCTACCGTTGTTCCTGTTACGGATTGAACTCCACCGTCACCGCTTGTTCTAGTTACGTTAACCTCAATAATATTAGGGTTTACCGTAATGTCTACTAAATCAATCGTTTCGTTAATCGTTATATCTACTGCCATTATCTTGAAATATCATCGTTAATAATAAACAATCCACTAATCCACGTAACAACCGTATCATCCGCTAAAGTAATCTGAATGTCATATTGGTAAGTACACGCAGGAATATTGATAATTTGCTCATCGATTTGAAAGTCGCCACCTACTGCATCGGTAATAGTTAAATCGGGAGTTAAAGCAATAACGCCTCCCGCCTCTTTTCTTAACTGCATCAAAATAACTGCACCAGTTAAATCGAGATCAACATCATTTACCTTTATGTTTATCGGTGTTTGGTAAAATGTATCCCCTCGTTTGTGCGTGAAATTTACTGTTCTCATTGCTTAAATACTTTTCTAGTTTTTTTATATTGTCCTCTGTTCGCTTGTCAACTTTTCTCATTCTAAAAATAGTTGTTATTTGGATCTAAAAAGTACCATCGATTTAAAATACTACTTTTATTGTAAACTGGAGGCACGATTTGACTGTCTGCGCTTAAATATTCTGGCAATTCGTTTAGCATTAACCAACGCTCTAAACGCCCTTGATACATTTCAGCTTTTAATCTTTGGTTATTTACTAAATAATCAACTTCAGTTTTGTCAACTGCTGCGGTGTTTTCGGGTTGCGTTTTATAAATACCGTTATTTGTAATCTTGTAAGCACCCACTAAAAGATATTCTACTGCGCTCTGATGAATCAAAAAAGGTTTAATGTAATCGTCAAACAAAGTAAGATATAAACCGCTTAAATCGTCGTTTCCGAAGTCAACATCTATTTTATTAAATAGCGTTTCCCCTAGTATTTCCTCAAGCCTTGTTCGTTGTGCATCTGCTATGCAAGGGATGTATAAATCAATATCTATATTGCCACCTAGTAAGGTGTTTTTTGTCAATTCGTTTTCTCGTAGCCAAATATTCATAATAGTTGTATTTGTAGGTTACATATCGTGAGGCGCGATATAGACTTTTTGTGGGTTTGTTGGTAAAATTTCGCCATCTTTTCTAGCTTGTGCCGGTGTGATTGTTTCCGCTAAAGGATTGTTTACATCGGCTCTTAATCTGTACGTTTCACGCACCCAAAAATGCTTACAAGTTCCAAAAGGAAAAGCCTCTGAAAGCAAGCCGCCACCTTTCCATAAAAATATATCGTAAGGCTTGTTTGGATTTGGTCGCATTCCAAATCCCGGATTAACATTTCTTTGGCTCATCATATCAATGTCCTCTTTTCTGTAAAGTTTATTTGCGCTCATCATTGCTTTGCAAAACTCACGTTCCGGGCTAGGATTGCCACTGTATCTATATCGGCTTTTAAAAAGAACGCCATCCTGCTCACTCTTTGCGTTTGGTCGTGCAGTTCCGGTATTTACATCTGCCAAAGCTACATTCATCAATTTAACGGTTGTTGCGTTTAACCTTTCCAACTCCGCATCTCGTTCTTCTTCTTTGTCGTAGTCAACCGGATCAGAACTAATCAACTCCCACTCGTTCAAATCGATGTCCTCTCCTAAATCTGAAAAGTCATCGGCAGCCATTTGTATTGGAGCTACTGTTGGTTGAATTGGTGTTACTGTTACTGTTGAAACCTCACTTCTTAAACTTAAAAACTGCAAATCTAAACTAATACCATTTGCCGATAGTATTTCCATTAAGCCATCCAAAATAATCTCTTGCTTTGGCGTAATAACGTTAATCATTAATTCAGCAAATCCAACTTTAATCTCTTCAGCATTTGAACTGAATCCGCTTGCCTCTTTTATACCTACCAACATCGGTGAAGTAAGTTTGTGAGCGGTGCAAAGTTGTTGCCTTGCTTCAGCGCTTAAGTACTCATATTGTTTGTGCGCCTCGCTAACATCCAACGCTGTAATTGTAATCTCACTTTCTTTATTATCGTTCCAATTTAAAAAGAAATTCCCAGCTTTATTTGATCCCGTTAAATTCTCACGAATCCTGCGAGTAGTTTCCATTATTTCAATCTCACTCGCTTGAACTCCAGCGTTCATATTTATAATATACCCAAAAGATAATCCGTTTTGAATGTGCTTAATACAATAGTTTTGAAACTCCTCTTCAAACTTTGCCCAACTTAATCCGGAAACGTAACTTGGATTGCTATAATAAAATTGTCCTACTTGGTAATCTTTGATAATGTAAATCTCGGACCGCTCTCCGCCACCGCTTCCAAAACCGAAA